ATTATAGAGAGGCAAACAGGTTGTTTTTTATTTATTGGGAAGCATGCAAAGCTGATAAAAGAAGTTTTGGATTATGTTATTTAAAAATAAGACGTTCAGGGTTTTCTTTTATGGGTTCATCTGAATGTATAAATACAGGAACATTAGCTAAGGATGCTAGAGTAGGTATTTTATCTAAAACAGGTTCTGATGCAAAAAAAATGTTTACAGATAAAGTTGTTCCTATTGGGAATAATTTACCTTTCTTTTTTAAACCTATTCAAGATGGAATGGATAAGCCAAAAACTGAATTAGCATTTAGAATTCCTGCATCTAAAATTACAAAAAAAAATATGTATCTAGTTGAAAGCGAAGAGCTTGATGGATTAGATACTACAATAGATTGGAAAAATACTGATGATAATTCCTATGATGGTGAAAAACTTTTATTATTAGTTCACGATGAAAGTGGAAAATGGTTAAAGCCTAATAATATTTTAAATAATTGGAGAGTTACAAAAACTTGTTTAAGATTAGGTAGTAAAATAATTGGCAAATGTATGATGGGTTCAACATCTAATGCATTAAGTAAAGGTGGAGATAATTTTAAAAATTTATTTGAAGACTCTGACCCTACAAAAAGAAATGCCAACGGTCAAACTAAAAGTGGTTTATATAATTTGTTTATTCCTATGGAATGGAATATGGAAGGGTTTATTGACAGATACGGTATGCCTGTTTTACATTCTCCTTCAACTCCTGTGTTAGGCATTGATAATCAGAAGATTAGAGTCGGTGCTATAGAGTATTGGCAGAACGAAGTTGATTCTTTAAAAAATGATGCTGATGCTCTTAATGAATACTACAGACAATTTCCTAGAACAGAATCACATGCATTTAGAGATGAAAGTAAACAGTCTTTGTTTAATTTAACTAAGATATATCAACAGATTGATTATAATGATTCTTTAATAATAGAACATCATACAACAAGAGGAAGTTTTTATTGGAAAGACGGTATTAAAGATACAGAAGTAATATTTAGACCTGACAAGAAAGGAAGATTTAATGTAGGATGGACTCCTAAAAAAGAAATGCAAAATAGATTTTATTTAAAAAATGGAATTAAATATCCTGCTAATGAACACATAGGTTCTTTTGGTTGTGATTCATATGATATATCCGGAGTTGTTGGTGGAGGTGGTTCTAACGGAGCTTTGCATGGAATGACTAAATTTAATATGGACGAAGCACCTAGTAATGAATTTTTTTTAGAATATGTAGCTAGACCACAAACAGCTGAAATATTTTTTGAAGAAGTTTTGATGGCTTGTGTGTTTTATGGCATGCCTATATTGTGTGAAAACAATAAGCCAAGATTATTGTATCACTTTAAAAATAGAGGATATAGAGGGTTTAGTATGAATAGACCTGATAAAGTATTTAATAAATTATCAAAAACTGAAAGAGAACTAGGAGGTATTCCAAACTCTAGTGAAGATGTAAAACAATCACATGCATCAGCTGTAGAATCATACATAGAAAAACATGTAGGATTGGATTTAGATGAGTCCTTTAGAGAGCTAGATGATATGGGCTCTATGTACTTTACAAGAACATTAGAAGATTGGGCAAAATTTGATATATCTAACAGAACAAAGTTTGATGCTACGATTAGTTCAGGGTTAGCTATAATGGCAAATCAAAAACACTTATATTTACCAATCAAAAAAGAGTCAAAAATAAGCATTAACTTTGCAAGATACACGAACACAGGAACTATTAGCGAAATATTGTAAATGAAAGAAATTAATATAGATATCACTTCCGCAGGATTCCCTAGTCAATTTGTTACAGATGCCGAAAAAGAAACAGAAACATTTGGGTTACAAATAGGACAGGCTATTCAATACGAGTGGTTTAGAAAAGACGGAGTTGGTTGTAGATATTATAGTCAATGGCAAATGTTCAACCGATTAAGACTTTATGCAAGAGGTGAACAGTCAATAGGAAAATATAAAAACGAATTAGCAATTGATGGAGATTTAAGTTATCTAAACTTAGATTGGTCTATTGTTCCAATTATACCAAAGTTTGTAGACATAGTTGTTAATGGAATGTCTGACAGATTATTTAAAGTACAGGCGTATGCGCAAGATGCAATGTCTCAACAAAAAAGAAGCAAATATCAAGATGTAGTGGAAGGTCAAATGGCTGCAAAAGATATATTACAAGATATACAAAAAGATTTTAATGTAGACCCGTTTATAGTTAATGCAGATAGTTTGCCAACTACAGATGAAGAGTTGTCATTATATATGAATTTAAATTATAAGCCTGCTATTGAAATAGCTGAAGAAGAGGCTATTAATACTTTGTTTCAAGATAATCATTACGAAGATATTAGAAAACAAATTGATTATGATATTACTGTTTTAGGTATTGGAGTTGCAAAACATGAATTTTTATTAGGTTCAGGTGTTGAGATTTCATATGTAGACCCTGCAAACGTAGTTTATAGTTATACAGAAGATAAGCATTTTAAAGATTGTTTTTATTGGGGCGAAATTAAAACAGTTCCAATAACAGAATTGATAAAAATACAGCCAACATTAACTGTAGAAGATTTAGAAGAAATAAGTAAATACAGTCAAAGTTGGTATGATTATTTTAATACTGCACAATATTTTCAAAATAGTATTTTTTATAGAGATACAGCAACACTTATGTATTTTAATTATAAAACTACTAAAGAATTTGTATATAAAAAGAAAAAATATGATGGTGGAGGAAGTAAGGTAATTGAAAAAGATGACCAATTTAATCCTCCTGAAGATGTAATGGAAGAAGGTAATTTTGAAAAAGTTAGCAAACGTATTGATGTATGGTATGAAGGTGTAATGGTAATGGGTACTAATTTTATCTTAAAATGGAAGTTATCAGAAAACATGGTACGTCCCAAATCCGCTTCACAACATGCTATACCTAATTATGTAGCTGTAGCTCCAAGAATGTATAAAGGTTCTATAGAATCTTTAACTAGAAGAATGATACCATTTGCAGATTTAATTCAAATTACACATTTAAAACTCCAACAAGTAATAGCTAAAGTTGTTCCTGATGGAGTCTTTATTGATGCTGATGGTTTGAATGAAGTAGATTTAGGTACGGGAGCAGCATATAATCCTGAAGATGCTTTACGTTTATATTTTCAAACAGGTAGTGTTGTTGGTAGAAGTTATACTCAAGACGGAGAGTTTAATCAAGCAAGAGTTCCTATACAACAATTAACATCTAGTAGTGGTGCAAGTAAAACACAAATGTTAATTACTAATTATAATCATTATATGGATATGATTAGAACTGTTACAGGTTTAAATGAAGCTAGAGATGGCTCTACTCCTGACCCTAACGCTTTAGTTGGTGTACAGAAATTAGCAGCTTTAAATTCTAACACAGCAACTAGACATATTTTAGATGCAAGTTTATATGTATATAGAACTTTAGCAGAAGCTTTATCTTATAGGGTTGCAGATGTTTTAGAGTATTCGGATTTCAAAGATGAGTTTATAAATCAAATAGGCAAGTTTAATGTTTCTATTTTAAATGATATACAAGACTTATATATATATGACTTTGGAATATTTATTGAAGTAGCACCTGATGAAGAACAAAGACAATTGTTAGAGCAAAATATTAATATGGCTTTATCTAAAGGAGATATAAACCTTGAAGATGCTATTGATATTAGACAATTAAAAAATCTAAAATTAGCTAATCAATTATTAAAATTAAAAAGAAGACGAAAGCAAGAAGAAGACGATAAAAAAGAAGCTATGAAGCAAGCTATGGCTGCAGCTCAAAATTTAAAGTCTCAACAAATGGCAGGTCAAATTTCTCAACAAAAAATTCAAATGGAAGCTCAAGCGAAAATGCAATATCGTCAAGCTGATGTTGCTTTTGAAATTGAAAAATTAAAAGTTGAAGCTGAATTAAAAGCAGGTTTAATGGATAAAGAATTTGAAATGAACATGCAACTTAGAAATGTAGATGCAGAATTAATGCAAACTAGAGAAAAAGAAAGAGAAACATCTAAGTCAGCAAGAATAAGCCAACAAAATACTCAACAATCAAATCTTATAAATCAAAAGAAAAATAATTTACCACCTCAATCATTTGAGTCTAATGAAGATAGCTTAGATGGTTTTGATATGGCAGAATTTGACCCTAGATAAACGGGTTAAATTTTTTCTAATATATTATGTAACTTTGTATAAATTAAAATAAAATCAAATGAATAAAATGAATCTAGAGAACATTAAGGTAAGAGAAGTAAGTGGACCTGAAAAAGGTACAGCTGAAATAGAACAAGAATTATTAGATACTCACAAATTAAAAGAAGAACAAGGTGAGACAGCAGAAGTAGTTCTTGAAGAAAAAAATACCGAACTTAAAGAAGAATTAACTGATGAGTCAGTTTTAAATTTTTTAGGTAAAAGATATAATAAAGAAATTAATACAGCTTTTTTAAAGTTTAAAAAAGATACAGGCAGAGGTATAGCAGATTATGTTTCTTTAAATAGAGATTTTGAAGCTATGCAGCCTGATAATTTGTTAGCAGAGTATTTTTTAGCTACTGATGAAGCTATTGATTCTGAAGATGTAGATGCGTTATTAGACGATTATACATATGATGAAGATGTAGATGATGAAAAAGCTATAAAGAAGAAAAAGTTAGCAAAGAAAAGAGCAGTTGTAAAAGCAAGAAATTATTTTACACAGCAGAAAGAACAATATAAACAACCTCTTGAGTCAAGAACGGTTGAAAATTCTGAAGCTAGTAAATATAAAGAAGAGCAGGAGCAAAGGTTGAAGAGTGCAAAGAGTAATGAGGAAGTGACTAAGAAAAAACAAGATTGGTTTAGACAAAAAACTAATGAAGTTTTTTCTAACGAGTTCAAAGGTTTTGAGTTTGAGTTAGGCGATAAAAAAATTACCTATAGTCCCGGTGATGCATCAGAGTTAAAAAGTAAACAATCTAATGTTTTAAATTTCATAAATAAATATATGAATCAAGAAACAGGAATGATTGATGATGCCAAAGGTTACCACAGAGCTTTATCACTTGCAATGAATCCCGAAAAGTATGCTAAGTTCTTTTATGAGCAAGGCAAATCTGAAGGTGTAGATGGATTAGTTCGTAAGACAAAAAATGTCAATATGAATGTCCGTAGAACACCTGAAGTTTCAACTCAAAAGGGAGGCATGAAAGTTAGAGCTTTAAATTCGGATTCAGGTTCGGGTTTAAGGATTAAAAGTACAAGAAAAATAAATTAGTTTAACAAAAATTAAAAATTAAAAATTATGGCAGTATTAGCAAACCCAACGTTTCAGTTGCAGCCAAGTGCTCAACAGGTGGCGTTGTCATCAAATTACATTAGCAATACTCAATTTAACTATTTGAATCAGTATCTACCGGATACTTTTGAAAAAGAGTTTGAGAGATATGGTAATAGAACAGTATCATCATTCTTAAGAATGGTTGGTGCAGAAATGCCTTCAAATTCTGACCTTATAAAATGGGCAGAACAAGGAAGACTTCACATTAAATATACAGCGTGTGTATTAGGTGGAGCAGCAGCAGGAAATCCTAATGAAACTTTTACAGTTCCTGTAGCTCAAATTGACCCGGCAAGACAACCATCAGGTTCAGTAGCTCCCGCAGGAGCAGCAGGACAGATTGGTTTCAGAAAAGGTCAAACAGTTATGGTATCAGATGATACTGCAGCTTCTACATTAACTAACAAAGGTATTATTACTGCAGTTACAGCTGATAGTTTTACAGTTAGTTTTTACGAAGCAGCAGGACTTGCAGCTTATGCAGGAACAGTATCTGTATTTATTTATGGTTCTGAATTCAAAAAAGGTGTTACAGGAATGGAAGGCGGATTAATTTCTTCTGATTTCATTTTTGAAAATTCTCCAATTATCTTAAAAGATAAGTACCAAGTATCAGGTTCTGATATGGCACAAATTGGATGGATTGAAATTACTACTGAAGACGGAGCATCAGGATACATGTGGTACATGAAGTCTGAGCATGAAACAAGACTACGTTTTGATGATTACTTAGAAACTTCTATGGTAGAAGCAGTTCCGGCTGAAGCAGGTTCAGGTGTGGCAACACAAGCTGTTTATGCTGATGCAGGTAACAAAGGTTCTGAAGGTGTATTCTACGTTGTAGGAAACAGAGGGAATATTTGGGGTGCAGGAAATCCTGTTGATTTAGCAGGTTTTGATAGCATTATCTCAAGATTAGATAAGCAAGGTTCTATTGAAGAAAACGTAATATTCGTTAATAGAAACTTCTCATTTGATATAGATGATATGTTAGCAGCTCAAAATTCTTACGGTGCAGGTGGTTCGTCTTACGGATTATTTGACAACGATGAAGAAATGGCGTTAAATTTAGGATTCACAGGATTTAGAAGAGGTTATGACTTTTACAAATCAGAGTGGAAATATCTAAATGACCCAACAATGAGAGGTGGATTAGTAGGTGGTTCAATCAATGGACTTTTAGTTCCTGCAGGTTCAACTACTGTTTATGACCAAATACTTGGTAAAAACGCTAAGAGACCTTTCTTACATGTTAGATACAGAGCTTCTGAAACTGAAGATAGACGTTACAAGTCTTGGATTACAGGTTCAGCAGGTGGAGCACAAAATCAAGAGTTAGATGCTATGACAGTCAACTACCTTTCTGAAAGATGTGTTTGTACTTTAGGTGCTAACAATTTCTTCTTATTTCAAGCATAAGTAGAACAATTATTAAGGGGAGATTAATTTCTCCCCTTTTTTTTAACTTTAATTAAATTATAATCAAATGAATAAAAGCAACAAATTCGTAGACCAAGTCTACAGACTAGCGGGAGATAAAACTCCCTTATCATACATGTTGGCTTCCCAACATAGTAAAAGATTTCCCTTAATGCATTTTGATGAAGAACAAGGTATTAATAGACCTCTTCGTTATGCTAAAAATCAAAAATCTCCATTTATAGATGAACAAGATGGGAATGTGGTTTTAGACCCTATTATTTTTGAAGATGGGATGTTAGCAGTACCAAGAACAAATCAAGTGTTACAATTATTTTTAAATATGCATCCGGGTTTCGGAGTGCAGTTTGAAGTAATAAATCAAGCAAAAGATGCGCAAGAAGATGTGGATATAATGAATTCAGAAGTGGATGCATTAATTTTAGCAAGACAAATGTCTTTATCTCAATTAGAAATGATTGGTAGAGTATTGTTTGGAGATATAAGTAAAATCTCAACATCTGAATTAAAAAGAGATATGCTTGTGTTTGCAAGAAAATACCCTGCAGATTTATTAAACATGACTAATGACCCAATGTTAATATTGCAGTCAAAAGTTCAATTGTTTGTAGATAATAAATTGTTGATATTTAAAAACAATAAAAGGGATGTACATTTTAATACTACTTCTAATAAAAAAAGAATGCTTACAATACCATTTGGTGAAGACCCATTATTTATAATGGCATCATATCTTCAATCAGACGAGGGTATAGAAGCTTTAAAACTTTTAGAAAAACGATTAGAAAACTAATTAATATAAGAAGAGGCTAATAATTAAGCCTCTTTTTTTTTTGATTATCTTTGTAAAAAAGATTACAAATGATTCAACAAGTATATGAGGCTGTTTTAGCTATCTTAAATAAGAATAATTACGGATACTTAACACCTACTGATTTTAACTTATATGCACAACAAGCTCAGTTAGATTTATTTGAGGATGTGTTCTATCAATATAACAATCAGGTAAATAAAGAAAATGCAAGAGCTCAAGGGACAGGAT